ATTTAACTCACTACTCAAGTGGTTTTTCAATTTCGACATTTCAAACCGGCTGTACATTTAATTAAACCGTGGCAATATTATATATTTCGGCTGTACATTCAATAAACCGTAGCGCGCGATCAAAAAATAAATCACGCAACTGGATGTAAGTAATGTGCTTCAATCTCATAAGGTGACCACCGAAGTGATAAGATCTCGCTGAAATTTAGGACATCAGCGTCCTGGTTGCTCGGCTTCGATCTTAGCTCCGGCTCATGATCTCGAATAATAGCATCAATTAATGGCTCAATGAAATCACGCCACCCAGGGGTGTACCAACCCTCTATACGTAAACTTAACATCCGTGCTAAAGTAACTCGAATGTGCTCGCCGCGCTTCTGACGATAACACGCAGAAGCCAACAACTTGTCGAATCGCATTTCAGGCACATAACGATAACCAAACCGTGTTTTCAAACGTTTAAAACGCATACTACAAAACTCTATTTCATCAATAGTTTGCGGTCTAGGAGATGAGTATTTTAACGTAACCCCTATATTTTTAAACGTTTTCGCCACAACCGGTGGCATCATCCACGGCTTGACTAAATCAGAGTAGCTATATGCAACATCATCACCCATAGTCAACAAATAGACATGAGCTTTAAAGCTACTATAATTATTAGACAGCCCAGAAACATTGGGCACAACAACAGTCACCCAGTGATAAAACCAATAAATACATTGAATTATACAATTGTCAGTAAGAGTATTGGTTTGTCCACTTGGTTGACCGAAAAACTTCATAAACATATCACCAAGACATCCGATCATAATGGTTAACACTATAAACGCATAATAAAAGTTTCGCAGCGGTTTTAGCAATTTGTTCGCACTCCAAGACTCCCGGAGCTCCCGGACACTGGCATGCGCTTCTGTGGGTACAGTACCATCGAAATGTTTAACATCACCATCATTGATGTTTGGAAACTTTGACAAGCACTCCGATCCAGACAACCGGTGCCAATTTCCATGGTACTTAGAAACCCCAACAAATGCTGGCACATCAAAACGTGCCCCAGCTTGACAAAACTTATCATTCATCGGACCCCACAACCTATACCCCAAAATTGAACCTTCAGCTGGCATAGCCATGATGGTCCGGGGGTTGTGAGCCATAATTTGGGCCTTATCCTTTAATTCAAACTTAATTAAGTTCTTAAAAATAATCGGTGGGTGATAACCCAACAATATAGCATTTTCCCAGCGGGCATAATGTGGTACAAAGAAATCTGAATCTAATAAAGCACCTTTGTTACCATACTTAAGATTCCAAGGATACCCGGCCGATGTGGTGCGATTGCACCAACTAATAGCCGAATCTAAATCAAG